GAATAAATAAAAGTATTGCTGGGGTGTGGAGTAAAAACTTGACATCTCAGCAAATGCTGTTATAATAGATATATGTTTAGGAAATTAATAGAATTTTATAATAAAAAAAGAAAAGATATTCCTGAACCTGATTATGTGAATTATGAAGATCCATATATCAAAGAAATAAATAATGTTAAATTGAAAGAGGAAACTGATAATGAATTATTGGAAAAAGTTAGTTGAGTTTTTAGTCGGACCAGGTGATGGTGTAAGAGCTAGAGATTCTAAAGGTCGTTATAAGGCTGACGATAAATCTACAGCTTCTGTTAATGAAGCTTATAAAGATGGTAAAACCCCTAAATCAAGAGCTAAGAAAAAAGCTCCTGCTAAAAGAGGTCGAGGCCGTCCTAAAGGTTCTAAAAACAAGAAGAAGTAATGAGAAGAACAAGTTTTGGGATTGCAGCAATAGACCCCACTAAAAAATGTTCGTCACAAGGACAAGGTGGGAGAGGTAGAAGAATAAAAATCTCTATGTCTACTATGAATAAACACAAAAAGCGTTCACATAAAAAATATCGTGGCCAAGGAAGATGAAACACTAAATACTTATTATCCACTATTTGATGAAGGACTTTATTCAGAAGTTGTACATGAAAGTGGTGAAAGGGCTATCAAGATTCTTAAAGGAAACTATAAAGATATAATTTATCAGTATGGTAAAATAGAATTTGTTCCTAGAGCAGAATCAGAAACACCAACTATAAATTTTGATAGAGCTGTTAGATCGTGTCCAGAAGAAATGATGGATACAATATCTGCAGATAAAGAATTTAATCAACTTATGGGTGATATACTCATAGAACTATTGGCCAACGAAGGCTTGAAGGAATTGGAACATGGAATACAGCAAAGAGTTCAGACAAAGACTGACAAAAGAAATAACAAGTGATGAAGGTTGCGTACTTAAAATATACGAAGATCATCTAGGTTATAAAACAGTTGGAATTGGACATTTAGTTAGAGCAGAGGATCCCGAATGGGATATGAGTGTAGGAGAACCTATTACTCAAACTAGATGTGATGAATTATTTTTTTATGATATTAACATTACACTTAAAGAGTGTGAGGAGAACTTTCACAACAATTGGAGAGATTGGCCCGAGGAAGTTAAACTAATAATCGCGAACATGGCTTTTAATTTAGGATTACCTAGATTAAAGAAATTTAAAAGAATGTTTGCAGCACTTAATAAACAAGATTATGAAGGAGCAGCCAAGGAAGGTTTAGACTCTAAATGGGCAAAACAAGTATATAATCGTGCAAGGCGATTAATGGATCGGATGCATGCAATTGATGTAACTGATAAATTTGATAAAGATGGAAAATTAAAATAGGAAATATATTATGAATGGTGAAATGGCAAAGACCTTGAGAGAGGCATTAATTATTAAATATGAAGGTGAAATAGCTGAAGCTAAAGCGAACATACAAGTTTACTTAGCTAATCCAGCTGGTATTGGAGATCATCCCGATATCGTTGCAGCAATAGATACACAAGTAGAAAGAATGGCCCACGCAGAAGAAAAACTGTTGGCCGTGAAAAATCATTTTATACCCGAAAGAGTTATTTAGTGCATTTTTACACTAATGTACAGAAGTATAAAGACTTCATATTAGCTCGTGGAATAAAGAATGGTGAGAAGTATGTTAAACGCTTAAAGTATGAGCCTACTTTATATATCCCAACAAATAAACACACAGCACATAAATCTGTAAGAGGTGAATTTCTTCAAGCCAAGAAGTTCAGCTCTATTAATCATGCTCGAAATTGGCGAAAGAAATTTAAAAATATAAATGTTGATGTTCATGGGTTAGATTCATGGGAATATACTTATATTAATGAAGTATTTCCTAGTAATATTGAATTTGATATTAAAGATATTAATATATTGAATATTGATATTGAGTGTGAATGTGAAAACGGATTTCCAGAACCTGTAGATGCAGAAGAAAAAGTCAACGCGATAACAATGAAATTATTTGGACATGATACAATTCATGTCATTGGAACAGATAATTTTGAATTCAAAACAGATGATCCGAATGTAAAATATTATAAATGTCAGCATGAATTAGAACTTCTAAAAAAATTTATGGAAGTTTGGAAAGAACTTGATCCTGATATAATCACAGGTTGGAATGTTGAAACATTTGATATAGCATATCTTATTAATCGTATATGGAAATTATTTAATTGGGAGACAGTTACAAATTTATCTCCACATAAATTAGTTACATCAAGAGAATGGTTTTATATGGGTCAAAAGAAAATGATTTCATATAATATATCTGGAGTAGCTATATTAGATTATCTACAGATGTATAAAAAGTTTACATACATTACTAGAGAAACATATAGGTTAGATCATATTACAGAAATAGAACTGGGTAGAAAGAAAATAGATTATTCAGAGTTCGGAGCGATGCATTTATTTTATCGAAACGATTATCAGAAATTTCTAGAATATAATATTAGAGATTGTGAATTAGTAGAAGCGTTAGATGATAAATTAAAACTAATGGATTTAATTATTACTATGGCTTATAGTGCTAAATGTAATTATCAAGATGTATTTGGTTCAGTAAGATTTTGGGATTTATTAATCTATAATTTCTTAAAAAAGAAAGGCATAGTGCCACCACCTAAACAGGGAAGTCAAGATTCAAGAATTGTCGGAGCATATGTTAAAGAACCACAAGTGGGACAACATAAATGGGTAATGTCATTTGATTTAAACAGTCTGTATCCACATTTAATTATGCAATACAATATGAGTCCTGATACTTATATTCCGAATAAATTTAATCAAGATATATCTGTTAAAAAATTATTAGAAGGTGAGGTTGATATAACTTCATTAACTACTTCAACAGTTACGCCAAATGGTGCTATGTTCACTACAAAAAGACAAGGATTTTTACCTGAGCTATTAGAAGAAATGTATGATGAAAGAGTGTTGATGAAAAATAAAATGATACAACACAGAAAAGAATTAGAAGCTACAACTAAAGATGATATAACAAAAAGAAAACAATTAGAATATGCTATAACTGCTGAAAATAATAATCAGATGGCAAAGAAGATTGCTCTTAATTCATGTTATGGAGCTTTAGGAAACCAATGGTTCAGATACTTCAACAGAGATATAGCTGAAGGAATTACAACAGCTGGACAATTAAGTATTAAATGGGTGGAGAAAGCTGTTAATGAATGGATGAATAAATTGTTAGAGACTGATGAAGATTATGTAGTTGCAATTGATACCGATTCAATTTATGTTACATTTGAAAAATTGATTGAAAGAATGGATCCAAATGATCCTATTGAATTTTTAGATACAGTAGCTAAAGAAAGAATAGAACCTATGATCAATGAATCTTATGAAGAATTGGCTTCATATATGAATGCTTATGAAAATAGAATGAATATGGGTAGAGAAGTTATTGCTGATAAAGGTATATGGACAGCCAAGAAAAGATATATTCTTAATGTACATGATTCAGAAGGAGTTAGATATAAAACTCCTAGATTAAAAATGATGGGTATAGAAACAGCTAAATCTTCTACTCCAATGTGGTGTAGAAAAAATTTAGAAAAAGGTATTAAAGTTTTAATGAATAAAACTGAACATGATGTTTGGGAGTTTATTGAAGATAGTTGGAATGAATTTAAGAAATTGCCTATAGAAGAAATAGCTTTCCCTAGAGGTGTACAGAATGTAACTAATTATCAGAATAATGCATCAATATACAAGAAAGGAACACCTATTCATGTAAGAGGATCCTTGTTGTACAATAATTTAATGTATAAATACAATATAGATAAGAAATATCCTGTTATTACAAATGGAGAAAAAATAAAGTTTTGTTATTTAAAAATGCCTAATGTGATAAATGAAAATGTGATATCTTTTGTCAATGCATTGCCTAAAGAATTTGAATTAGAACCTTATATTGATTATGATATTCAATTTAAGAAATCTTTTGTTGAGCCTTTAGGAGTAATTTTAGACAAGATAGGTTGGACAACAGAACCTGTTTCCAATTTAGACAATTTTTTTGGGTGAAAACATGAATCCATTTATATATAAAGCAAAAGTAAAACGCGTAATTGATGGTGATACTATTGATGTAATGTTAGATTTAGGGTTTAACTTCTTTCAAAAAGGTAGAGTTAGACTTATGGGTATAGATACACCAGAATCACGAACTCGCGATAAAGAAGAAAAGAAATATGGTTTAGCAGCTAAACAATTTTTAGTAGATTGGGTAGCTAAATATGATTATATTTTAGTAGAGAGTTCTGAAAAAGGAAAATTTGGAAGAATTTTAGGGAGATTATATGACCCTGATAAAACAGAATGTTGGAATGACATGGCTGTAGAAGCACATCATGCAGTTCCATATCATGGTCAAAGTAAAGCTGATATTAAAGAGGCGCATCTGGAAAACAGAAAGCGATTGACAATATGAGATTTGCTGTTATAATAATAGTATGAGTGTAGAAAATATATTTTTAACCCTACACTTGGTTACATGGGTTTTATTAATCTGTAATATGGTTGAACTTCATTCATTTAAAAAAGAAGTTAGACAAATGATAGATTATGAAAATACTCTCAAGAGAAAAAGGAGAGAGTTAAGAAACGGAGATTAATTATGAGTTATTTGAAAAATCTGATCAAAACGACAGGTAATGAGTTCGCTTCTATTGTAGAAGATGGTGTACAAGCAGCAGATGTTAGTGGATACATTGACACAGGTTCTTATATATTTAATGCTTTATTATCTGGATCAATATATGATGGATTACCTAATAACAAGATCACAGCATTAGCTGGAGAATCTGCAACAGGTAAAACATACTTTGCACTTGGTATGTGTAAACAATTTTTAGATGATAACCCTGAAGCGGCTGTCATTTATTTTGAGTCTGAAAGTGCAATCACAAAAGACATGATTGAATCTAGAGGAATTGATTCTTCTAGGATAGTCATTGTTCCTGTTACAACAGTTCAAGAGTTTAGAACGCAATCTATTCGTATTATAGATCAGTACATAGAAGATAAAACAGATATGAAAATGTTATTTGTTTTAGATTCTCTTGGCATGTTATCTACAACAAAAGAAATTGAAGATACAGCTAAAGGTGCTGAAACTAGAGATATGACTAGAGCACAATTAGTGAAAGGTGCGTTCAGAGTTTTAACACTTAAACTTGGTAAAGCTGGAGTTCCATTAATCGTAACTAACCATACTTATGATGAAATGGGATTATTTGCTAGAAAAGTTATGGGTGGTGGAAGTGGTCTTAAATATGCAGCTTCATCTATTATCTTTTTATCTAAAAAGAAAGAAAAAGATGGTAAAGATGTTATTGGAAATATCATTCATTGTAAGAATGAAAAATCAAGATTAACAGTTGAAAATAAAATGGTAGATGTCATATTAAAATATGAAGAAGGGTTAGATAGATATTATGGATTACTAGAACTAGCAGTCAAATATGGTATCTTTAAACAATCATCTACAAGAATTGAACTACCTGATGGCACAACACAATTCGGTAAAACAATTAACAACAATCCAGAGAAATATTTCACAACAGAAATTTTAGATAAGTTAAACGAAGTAGCTAAACAGGAATTTTTATATGGCAACGAGACTAGAACAAACGATACTCAAGAATCTGATAACAAATGAAGAATATACTAGAAAAGTATTACCTTACATAAAAGCAGAATTCTTTCAAGAGAGGGACGAGGAGTTCCTATTCAAACAAGTTAGAGATTACTTTTTAAAGTATAAATCTGTTCCTACGCCTGAAGCTTTAATAATTGATATTGATGAAAAAGACAATGTTGATGCTCAATTACTTCAAGAATCTATAAATCTTATTCAAGAAATAAAAACAGATACTACAAATACTCCAGAAGAATGGTTGATTGATTCAACAGAGGAATGGTGTAAAGATAGAGCTGTTTATAATGGAGTAATGAATTCTATTGAGATTATTCAAAATGATGGATCCAAAGGAGAAATTCCTGAAATTTTAAGAGACGCTTTATCAGTATCTTTTGATACAAATATTGGCCATGATTTTTTAGATGATTGGGAACCACGATATGACTTTTATCATACAGAGGAAGAAAGAATTCCTTTTGATTTAGAATTGATGAATAAAATTACAAAAGGTGGATTACCTAATAAGACATTAAATATTTGTATGGCTGGAACAGGTGTTGGTAAATCTTTGTTTATGTGTCATGTCGCAGCCAGTTGTTTAGTTCAAGGAAAGAATGTTTTATATATTACTTTAGAAATGGCTGAGGAGAAGATAGCTGAGAGAATAGATGCTAACTTACTTGATATATCATTAAATGATTTAGATGATTTACCCAAGTCAATGTACAAAAAGAAGATCAAAAGAGTTCAAGAGAAAACAAAAGGTAAATTAATTGTTAAAGAATATCCAACAGCTTCAGCTCATTCAGGACATTTTAGACATTTATTACAAGAATTAGATTTGAAAAAGGCGTTTAAACCTGATATTTTATTCATAGATTATTTAAATATCTGTGCTTCATTCAGAGTTAGACCTGGTAGTAATGTAAATACATACACTTATGTTAAAAGTATTGCTGAAGAATTAAGAGGATTAGCTGTTGAGTTTGATGTTCCAATCATGTCAGCTACTCAAACAAATAGAACAGGGTTCGTATCAACAGATGTTGGATTAGAAGATACATCAGAATCATTTGGTTTACCTGCTACAGCTGACTTTATGTTTGCTCTAATATCTACAGAAGATTTACAAGAATTAGATCAAGTGATGGTTAAACAGTTAAAGAATAGATACAATGATCCAACATATCATAGACGATTTGTTGTGGGTGTAGATAGAGCTAAAATGAGATTATTTGATTGTGAACAGTCTGCTCAAGATGAATTAGTTGATATTGGACCTGTAATGGATCAAACAGCTGTAGGTGAAAGAATCAGTAGTGAAAAAACAGAAGATTTTAAGTATTGATACCGCGGGTACACTTTTGATATAATAACACAATGAGTAAAGTAAGGCAAATATTTTTAGACCAAGACGGAGTTTTAGCCGATTTTGAATCGGGTTTGACGAAAGCTCTCGGCTATAAAGTTGATTTAAAAGATAAGAAAGATGTCTATGATCAAGAAAAGAGAAAATTGACAGCTCAAAGACTATTCTTAAATCTTGATCCTTTACCAGATGCTTGGAAGTTAGTAGATTATTGTATGAATTCAGGTATTCATACTGAAATATTAACAGCAGCAGGAACAGTAAATAGAACTCTGGTAATTCAAGACAAAATTGCTTGGATAAGAAGGCATGTACACCCACATTGGATAGTTATTCCTACATTCAAAGG